TAAGTTTTTTCTTTGGCATAAAAAATACACTCCTTTTGGGTATGCAGTTGCCAGCCCACCAAAAGAGTGCTATAATGATATTGGTATCTTATCATCATGCACGCTCCTGGTGGAGCAACCGAGCCGCTTTCTGTGTTGGCGCACAGAGGGCGGTTCTTTTTTTATTTAGTTTGTAATGTTTCCAAAATAGCTTTTGATCTGCGATATTGTTCAGCAGGTGGAGTTTTAATAAACTCGACTGTTTTATCGTAATTTTCTTTTACAACCTGTTCAATTTCTTCCAAAGTTACATAGAAAAATTCCCGTCGGGTATTTATCATGTTGAGTTTACGAGCCTCAAAAGCCTTGTGAAGTGCTGCTTCTAATTTTGGAGCATCTTCCGAAAAAATCATTGCATGAACATCGAATTTAAATGGAACAGAGGCATCTCCCAGTTCATCGACACGTTCCATCGGGTCTAAGCGGCGTGTCATACCGATTTTGTATATATTTTCTCCGAAAGCACCGATATTGGAAATGACATAAACATATCCGGCTTTCTGGTTTGCAGCGCGATAGTCTACATTTTCCAAAGATTCTTGAAGTTTTTGAAGTTGTTCTTCAACCTCCTGCTTTTTTTCCATGAGGTTATTTTTTTGCTCTTCCGACAAGGCGGATTCTAACTGTGTGTTTAATTTAGATAGTGCATTAGAATAATGCTGTTGTTCTTTTATGATATTTTTTCGTGCTTCTTCCAACTCTTTTTGAAGTTTTGCTTGTTCTCTCAATTCCTGACGAATACGCTTTTGTTCTTCTTTTTCATCTTGCTTTTTTAAGGCATATTCCACAGCAAGATGCAATTCAGACATTTTAAGTTCTAAATATGAAGAAGATATGCTGATTCGGTTTACTTCATTCAACTTATTTAAAGTTTCATAAGATTTCAATATTCTGCTACGCATACTTTCAATATTGTTGTATTTAACTCTATCAATAGCATTTTCGCAGTCTGTGTTGAAGCAACGCAGAATCATTTTAATATTATCGTTAGTCATTTTGCGCCCTTCTCTTTGACTACCGTTAACAGTCCAACCATCAAAAAAATTGACGGCAGATTTATCTTTTATCATAGCTTTTTGCTGTTCACGAATAGAGTCTATCCGAAGTTTATATATTTCGGAGGAAGAAAAATCATACATGGGCTGAAAAAGAGAATAAGATTGAAATAAAATTTCATCATCAAGTTCAATCAGCTCTTTCTTCTTCTCGGAAATGTCATTTTTAACCCCTTTTAATTTTTCCGAAAGTTTGTTTAACGATGCGGTTTGGATAGCTTCCTGTTCCTTTAGAGATGAAATTTTTGCTTCCAAAATTACAACTGTGTTATGTTCTGGAAGCAATTTTTCATTTAATTCTACAATGGTTTGGTTGAGAGTTTGGATTTCAGATTCATGTTTTTCTTTTAACTCAGTAATGGTTTGGTTGAGAGTTTGGACTTCAGATTCACTTTTTTCCTTTAAGGAAGTCAATTCGTGGTTAAGAGAATCAATATTTTGTTCTGCTTCTTTGAGTTCTTTGGCAAACACTAAGCCTAAGAATGGCATACCGTTATCTCCTTCCGATTGACAAAAGTGCCAACCTATTACAATAATAAGAAAGATAGAATTTTTTCTCGTCGCCGCTTTCTGTGCGCCAACACAGAGGGCGGTTTTTTATATTTTAATTTTCATAGTATTCTTTGAGTTTCAGCAAAACGGAGACATAGTCCTGGCTGATGGCTTTAGCAATCCGCTGGGCGGTATATTCATCGTAGATGTGAGAAGTCTGGTTGCGGGACGAAAGCATATCGCACCAGATTTGTTCATCGTCAATCATCTGGTAGCGATAAGCTTCTTTGAGAACCTGTTTTGGGAAGGTAATGGTGACGGTGAGCCCCTGATCTTCCAGATATTCCTTCATGGACTTCCAACCCAGCTCAAAGGTAAACTCAAAACGCTGGATTAAAGCATCACGGTAAAGCTCGTTGTCAGGTTCCGACTCAAAAGCCAGGTTTGCTTCGTTCAGACGCTGAGCGGCAAGGCAGAAGTTTTCCACTTTCGTTTTATACTTGCTCATAGAGGGTGACACCATCCTTTTGAATATTTTGCAGCAGCGCGGGACTGGTGTGCTGCGTAATGTGTACCAGGTCAAATTTTAACAGCGTTTGCAGCTCTTCCTCGACCGCAAAGTAGAAGGAAGCCTGCTGCCTTTCGGGCATCCCGTAGATGGCAAGGTCGATGTCGCTGCGGGGATGGTTGTCCCCACGCGCACGGGAGCCAAACAGGACAATCTTTGTGGCACCGTAGCGGGCGCCGAGCTGTGCGATCTGCTTTTGCAGGGCAGGGGAAAGGTCCATGAAATCATCTCCTTTCATTGACGATATGAGCGCCGCCTTTTGGCATGGGGATTGATTTGCCAATGTCGGCAATGCATTCTATACCATTCTCTGTGTTGATGCACGGAGGGCGGTTTTTCTGATTGACATTTTTAGCCAATCTGATATAATAGAATTCGAGAAGGTTGTGTGACGGAACCGCGCAATTTTCTTGTTGTCCCACTCAGAGAACCGGTCTGAGTGGGGCTTTTTTATTTTAGTGTATATTCTATTAAGGGCAACGGTAGATTGAGTATTTCTGCTATCTGTGTGGTGGTGCAGCCCTCGTACTCCTCTGCCAGCAGATTGGGTGGATAGCAGAGACAGGTAGCAAATCGGTTTGCCTCCACTTCCAACTTGTCCACCGAAAAAAGGGTGTGCTCTCGCAGGAAAGGCGTGCAGGCGTTCGGGTGCATCAGGGCGTGCCCCAATTCGTGTGCGCAGGTAAACAACTGCTTTTGCTCGGGCAAATTCTGATTGATGTGGATTACTTTGAAACGATGGGATTTCGAGTAGTAGCCGCGGACGGTGCCGAGCGGCTCAAACAGCACGATGATATTAAGAGCCTTGCATAGCCGGAACGGGTCTCGGGTACCATGCTTAGTGGCTATGGTAGCGGCGGTTTCTTTGCTTGTCACGGCTTCACCTACTTCTCTTTGTATTTTTTAGGAGTAAATTTCGCTTTTGCCAGTTGCTTGGTAATGCGGAGCTGGTTTTCGTAGCTTTCGCGCAGGAGCTGGCGTGTTTCATCGTCCAGAGGTTCGCCATCAAACATGAGGGCATCCGCAGAATCAAATATTTCCAGCATTTCATCCATTTTCTTTTTTATATCGCGCTCATCCTTTTTATTAAGGGTGGGCGCTTTTTGTGTTTCGGGGGATTCAGGTTCTCCCGTCATAATAAAAGTAGGTCTTACCTGCAAAACTTTTGCATAAGTACCGATTCTGTCTCTTCTCATATTGGCAATTTGTCCGCTTTCCCAACGGCTTACGGTAGCTTCGGAAACGCCAACGGCTTCTGCGACTTGCTTCATCGTAAGACCAAGTTCTTTTCGGCGGTCAGCTAAATAATTACTCATTTCTTCCCCTTCTTTCTATAAGTACATTATAATACATATCTTGCGTTTTTGCAACATATATTGAAAAATATTTCCAAAAAACTTGCGAAAAGGTATTGACTTGCGTTTAAGTAAGTGATAATATAGAGACACGGCATACGCAAACGCAAGATTGAAGGAGGTGAAAGATAGTGTTCCGATTAAATGTTTTTAAGTCGAAACTCTCGTTGCACGAAAAAACAATGAGAGATGTCGCAAGTGCTATTGGCATTAACGAAGCAACTCTTTATCGAAAAGTAAACGGCACAAGTGACTTCACCCGAAACGAAATCCAAATTATCAAACAGTTTTTGGATTTAACTTCGGATGAAGTGGAATCTATTTTTTTTGCAGACTGACTTGCGTTTAAGTAAGTTATAAATAGGAGGAAAGTATGACAGACTTACAGATTTTTAAAAACCCCGAGTTTGGGGAAATCAGAACATTGGAGGACAAAGAAGAAGTTTTGTTTTGTGCCGCCGATGTAGCAAGGGCTTTAGGATACAGTAACCCAAGGGACGCTATCAGAAGGCATTGTAAAAAGGGCGTCGCGAAACACGACATCCTTTCAAACGGTGGGATGCAAAGCTTTTCATTTATTCCAAAAGGCGATGTTTACCGCCTAATAGCTCATTCTAAACTCCCAGCGGCAGAAAAATTTGAAAGCTGGGTGTTTGATGAGGTGCTTCCGACCATTCACAAGCACGGCGCATACATAACACCGGACAAGCTGGAAGAAGTGCTCCTGAAACCTGATACCCTTATCCAGTTAGCGCAGAACCTCAAAGCCGAGCAGGAGAAGCGCATGGCTCTGGAAGTAAAAATGGAAGAGCAAAAGCCGAAGGTGCTGTTTGCCGAATCGGTAGAAGCAGCCAAAACCTCCATTCTTATCGGGGAGCTGGCAAAGCTGCTCAAGCAGAACGGTATCAACATTGGGCAGAACCGCCTGTTTGAGTGGCTGCGAAACAACGGCTATTTAATCCGCCGGCAGGGCAGCGACTACAATATGCCAACGCAAAGGGCGATGGAAATGGGGCTGTTTGAAATCAAAGAAACCACCATCACCCACAGCGACGGGCACATCCATGTAAGCAAAACCCCGAAGGTTACAGGCAAGGGGCAGGTGTACTTTGTAAATCTGTTTGTGAGTGGGAGGGCGAAGATTGATGCTTAATCTCTTAAAAGGCAAGATGGCAGAACGCGGATACAGCATCCAGAGGCTAGCCAAAGAGCTGGGAAGAAGTGCAGATTATGTATCGCAGAAACTTCGCCAGCCGTGGAAATTCCGAGTGTGCGAAGCTGCTAAATTGTGCATGCTGCTGGATATTGAGCTAGTGGAGATGCACAAGTACTTTGCAAGGGAGGATGAGTGATGCAAGAACCAAAATGGCATCCAAAACTTGCCGAGAAAATGGAGGAAAATCGGTACAACTCGCGGACGTTATCTAAAACGTTGTATCACTGCCAAGCAACGGTAAGCGGTTGGCTGTGAAACCCCGAGCGTGTGCCGGTAGTAGATGCGATTAGGATTTGCAAGCTGCTCAATATTCCGCTGGCGGAAATCGAGGAATATTTTACAAACACAAAGGAGAATCAAAAATGATTGGCATTACAGCATTTATAGGAAGTGCGCTGCTGTTTGGCGGCTTGATTTTGGCAGGGATTGCCGGATGGGTGATTGAGGTGATCTGCGCCCGGCAGGAATCCCGAGAAATCAAGGCAGAGATGCAGCGCAAGACAAGAGACGAGAGGCGAGCGGGATGAGAAGCGGACCCGAAAAGGTATACCGAGAAACCTGCGCGCACTGCCAATGGCAGGGGATGCCAGAGGAGTGTGCGGATTGTCCTACCAAGATTGCGTATGACTACATAGACGAGCGCAACTCACGTATCTACTACGCCGAGGTGCGGCATCTACATGAAAATTTCAGGTCCTCTTACCTGCGCCGGATGTGTATGGACATCAAGGGCGGGAGAGCCAGAGGCAAGGTATAAAAAAGCCGCCGGCAGTGTAGCAGACTGCGAGCGGCAAAAGAAAGAATATCCATCTCCATCGTAGCAGAAAAGGAGAAGAAAATCAATGATAAAAATAAATGAGCGGTGGGTACAGCTGCAACTGGCATCCATCGGCATCCCGAAAGGGCGAGCGAGAGAATGGCTCGCTTATATGATAATGTGCGACCCAGAGCGCAAGCAGCCGATATGCAGGCTGTACGATAAGACAGCCGAGCAGATGGGCGTAAGTACAAGCACGGTTATCCGCGTGGTTGAGCAGGCTATCAGCAGGATGTGGGATTTTCCTACATCTACCACAGAATCGCTGTTTTGCATCCGGCTATGCCGCAAAAAGCCCGGCGTCAGATGTTTTGTCAATCGGTTTTGCGATGTAGTAATGGCGCCGAGACTGGAGGAGGAAAGGCAATGGACAAATCAATAGAAAACGGCATGATTGTAGGCGCTGAACGCCACGACCCGCAGCGCCAAGATGTAGAGTGCAGCCGATGCGATACGTGCGACCAGTGGGTGCCGGATACCGAGATTGCGGTTTTTGGCAATGGAGACAGGGTGTGCAACGATTGCTTATATGATTATCTGGAGAGCCAGGGTGCGGACTTCGTGCCAGAGTATATCGTCCAAAATGAGGCTGATTTTTGGCTCGATTGGATATTTGCCAATGCGGACCGAGAGGAGCAGCTCAGAGTAGTAAAAGCCGGGTATCTGGCAGAGGGGCTTAAGCCGATGCAGCATGATTACATCGAGCAGCAAAAGGTTGATTTTTGCCAGGATGATGCGAATTTTTTGGAGTATGTGAGGGAGGAGTTAACTCATGGAAATTAGGGAAGAAATCAGAGAAAACACCGAAACCGCTTGGGTGTGTGACAGCCCGGAAAAAGCCGACTGGGCAATCGAAAAAATCAAAGAAATCAGGGCGCGCAGAGACCTATTTATTAATGTGGCAGAGCAAAAAATTAACACTCTGAAAGAGCAGATCGAGGAGCAGGAAAGAAGCTGCGAAAATCAGGAATCCTTCTTTGCGGAGGCGTTGAATCAGTACTTGGATACTGTACCAGCCAAGAAAACGAAAACACAGATTTCGTTGGAATTGCCAGCTGGAAAGATTGTTAGGAAAATTTCTCGCCCAGACTTTGCTAAAGATGATGCAAAATTGCTCGAATACCTGAAAGAATCATCACCGGATTTTGTTTCGTGGACCCCAAAGGTAAAATGGGCGGACTTTAAAAAAAGCCTGCAGATTCAGGGTGATGCAGTAGTCCGCACCGATACCGGGGAGATTTTGGATTGTATCCGAGTGGAGATGAGCCCGGAACGGATTGAAATCAAGTAGGGGGCAAAAAAATGGCAGATAACATGACTTTATACAACGCTGTGCGGACACCTCCGCCGGAGGCACTCAGAGAAATCAAAGCCGGTAGGCTTGTCGGGAAGAGCGACATTAACCCGATGTGGAGGATCAAGGCTCTGACCGAGCAGTTTGGACCTTGCGGCGTTGGCTGGAAATACACCATCGAAAGGCTGTGGACAGAGCAGGGTGCAAACGGGGAAATCGCTGCCTTTGCACTCATCAATCTGTATCACAGGATCGGGGAGGGATGGAGCGAGCCAATCCCCGGAATTGGCGGCAACAGTTTTGTGGCAAAGGAAAGAAGCGGAATGTATACCAGCGACGAGTGCTACAAGATGGCGCTCACAGACGCCCTGAGCGTGGCGTGCAAGGCTTTAGGCGTTGCGGCTGATGTTTACTGGCAGGCAGACAAAACCAAGTACACAAGGGACACAGAGCCGTCTAGAGAGAAGGCGGACGAAAAACTGATTGCAGAGTTTTACAAGGCAGGTGCTGACAAGGGAAGGGACAAGCCAATCATGGCACAGTGGGCGCGCCAGAGCATGGGCGACATACCGGAGAACCTCACAAAGGCACAGATAAAGCGCCTGATCGAAGCAATCAAGGGGTGGTAAGCAGTGCTGATGAAAGGATATATCAGCGGCTATGATGGGAGGACATTGAGCATAACAGTGCCTTTTTCGGACGCTGGGCTGTTACAGAAGCAGGAAATTACCGAGTGCGAGGTGCAGCTGACAGATGGTCGCACCATCACCCCGGCGCAGAGGCGAAAAATCTTTGCTATGGTGCGGGATATTGCAGATTGGGCAACCTGGGCGAAGGACAGGCGGCAGTACCGGGAAGTGCTGCGACAGCTCCAGCTTTTGTACCTCATCGACACCACCGACACCGAGGCTGTGCGGCACCAGTTGGAATATCACTACTGCGAGCTGTTAGACATCAACCTCTTTAGCCTTTCCAGCTGTGATGTGAGCACGGCAAGGGAGTTTATTTCCTACCTGATTGATTTGGCGATAGAGCACGAAATCCCATGCAGGGACAGCCTGCTCAACCGGTGTGAGGATATTGAACGGTACTTATATTCCTGTGTGGCGCACCGGAGATGTGCCATCTGTGGCAAAAAGGCAGACATCCACGAGGTGGAACGGGTGGGGATGGGACGCGATCGGCGGCAGCTGCACCATTTGGGGCAGCTAGTACAGCCGTTGTGCCGCCAGCATCATCAGGAGGTGGATCAGGTGGGACAAGCCTCATTTGATAAAAAATATCACCTGTGCGGGATTCGGCTGGATGAATTCTTGTGCAAAAAACTGAAATGGAGGATATGAGATGAACAAGGTATTTTTGATGGGCAGGCTGACGGCTGAACCGGAACTGAAATTTACACAGAGCGGAAAGGAAGTTCTGAGCTTTTCCCTTGCCGTAGACAGTGGGTACGGCGAGAAAAAGAAAACCGATTTTATCACCTGTGTGGCGTGGGAGGGTACTGCCAAGTTTATCTCCCAGTGGTTTCACAAGGGCTCGCTGCTGTTGGTGGAGGGGGCGCTGCGGACCAGAAAATACACCGACAAAAGTGGAAACAACCGCACAGCAACCGAGGTGCTGGTATCACAGGGACATTTTACCGGGGAGAAATCAAACCGCTCATCGGCGGATGTGATGCCAGGAGAAGGGGAATTTTCCCGGAACTTTGCAATGCCACCAGCAGCATATCAGGCAGCCACATACAACGCACAACTGCCGCCACCGCCACAGCAGATGGGCATGAATGATTTTGCCGAAGTTTCTTCCGATGATGAAGATTTGCTGTTTTAGGAGGCGAGGGAGTGGCAAAGAGATTTTTTTGGCTTAAACTCAAAGAGGATTACTTTGATAGCCCGAGAATTAAGAAACTGCGCAAGATTGCCGGAGGCGATACATACACCGTAATCTATCTCAAGATGCAGCTACTCTCTATCAAAAATCAGGGCGTTATTGAGTATGAGGGAATTGAGCCTACTTTTTGCGAGGAGCTCGCCCTCAAACTCAATGAGGAGCCGGAAAATGTGGAGGTTACGCTCTCATATCTTGCCTCTCAGGGCTTGATAGAGGAGTCTGGAAGCGGCGCCTATCTGCTTCCAGAAGCCTTGAAAGGTATCGGCTCGGAAAACGAATCAGCCGAGCGCGTTAGAGCCT